AAGTCAAAGTCACTAGGCGTTAGAACAATGTCAGGTGGCAGTGATAGCCTAAAGATAAGAGCACAAGAACTAGCACTAGCATAAGGAGACAGCAATGGAAATTATCTATACAGATAAAGACGGAACAACAGTTAAGTTCACCGAAGAGATGGCTATCGCAGCCATCACTGAACGTGATGCACTACGCGTACAACTGAGTGCCTCTCAAGATAGAGCATCGGAACGCTATGGAAAGATAGTAGATATAAGAGATAAAGTTCGTACGTTCTTTGAAGAACGCTATGACAATCCAAGTGACCAGACTGATATTACCTGTGCCGTGGATGATATCAATGACTTGCTTAAGGAAATCGGTGCAGATATATTAAAGAGTAGTTACTGCGTAGAAGGCAGAATTACTTTCAGTATATCTAACATTCTTGCAGACAATGAAGATGAAGCCAGCGACCTAGCATACAATAATGTTCGCCTTGAGTACGATGATGAAGGTGAACTAGGTGATGATTGGTCAGTTGAAATCACAAGTATTTCTAGGGATTAACTAATGCCCAAGATAGCAGACCATACCTATGATGAGGCACTGCTATCTAGTAAATGTATGGCAGGTAAGCACAAAGAATGCGGGGGTATCGTGGTCATCGGTATCCGTGCATTAAGGAGACAGTGTGCTTGCCAATGTCATCTCACATCAGAGCAATCAGATACCCGTTCTATCTGATACACTCTGCCTACTGAGATGGGCTGGAGTTTGATTAGTCTCCTTTTCCAGCCCGTCTCTTTTACAAGGAGACAAGGGACATATGAAAATAGAAATAGAACGTGATAGGTACGGACGACCATTAATAATTCCTAAAGCAGGAGGCAAGCCAGTTGCTTACACAAGAGCAACTACAATTGCTAACAGTTTAGATGATGCCTCAGCACTGACAGCCTGGAAGATGCGTATGGCTGCAATAGGTTTAACAGTACGCAATGATTTACTACTAGCCATCAGTGCAGCAGGCGATGACAAGATGGCTATTAACAAGTTGATAGAAGATGCTATGGAAGTAGCAGGCGCTAGCCGCGCAGCCAGTATCGGCACAGCACTACACGCAATAGCAGAGAAACTAGATTTGGGACAGTCACCTGGCCCAATACCAGACGAATGGGCAGGGGACATCCGAGCCTATGAACAAGCAACAGGACATCTCAAGAAGTTCTTTATAGAACAGTTCTGCGTGTTGGATAAGTACAAGATTGCTGGTACTCCCGACAGGATAATTGAATATAAAGGTGAGAAGTTCATCGCAGATATAAAGACTGGTCGCATTGACCATCCCAATAATATTGCTATTCAATTAGCAATTTACGCCAACGGCTCCCCGTATGACGTTGCTACGGGTCGCCGTGGTAGTTGGGGTGATATCAATAAAGAGAAAGCAGTTATCATCCATCTTCCAGCAGGAACTGGTCTATGTAAATTAGTTTGGATAGACATTAAAGAGGGCTGGAAGGGAGTACAATTCGCAATGAAAGTCAGACAGTGGCGAGACAAAAAGGGTCTTGTTACTCCATTTGAAGAAGGAGATATCAGTGGCTAGCACTGAAGCACCAATCAGTATCACAGTTAAAACACCAGCAGGTTCACTAGTTACAGTTCGTGCAGAGCACGGAGATGAACTAGACCAACTCGTATCATCAGCACTAGATGCAATCAAGTCAGCAGTAACAGAACTTGAAGCAGCAGCCAAAGGTGTAACACCAGTTCAGAATCAGCCAATGGCACCAGCACAAGTAGCAGCAACACTCGGCGCATCAATCATCGACAGCCAGCCAGTAGCAGCACCAGTTGCTAACGGTGGTTGGGGCTCAGCACCATCAATCAATGGACGTAATTGTCCACACGGAAAGATGACAGCCATTCAAGGCACAGGCAAAGATGGTTCCACTTATCGTGGTTACTTCTGCCCAGCACCGAAGGGTGCAATTGACAAGTGCAGAAATGTATATGTCAAAGCAGGCTCACCAGAATGGAATACATTTGTTGCAGACCAAGTGAAGTAATATGTGGCTCTGTAAATTAATTGGTCATAGTTACTATGCTTCAACTACTAAAGCAGAAATATTCTGCGTAAGGTGTGGAAACAAAATTGCGTACACTCAAGCGTAGTATCAACAAAGCAGAGGTAGGCGGAGAACCATTACCGCCTGCCTTTGCTGCATTTGAACGGGCAGGAATTATCCTGCGCCGTGCAGAAATTACAATGATTGCTGGCACTCCAGGTGCAGGTAAATCATCTATCGCACTGGCTATTGCAGCCAGAGCAAAAGTACCTACGCTGTACTTCAGCGCAGATACTAACGCTCACACTATGGCTATGAGATTACTTGCTATGTCTAGTCGCATTACACAGACAGCAGCAGAACAGATGCTAAAGCGTGAACCACAACAGGCAGAAGAAGTTCTTACCCTTAACAATCATTTGTTCTGGTCTTTTGAATCCACTCCCACTCTTAAAGATTTAGATGATGAGGTCAGTGCATTTGAAACAGTTTGGGGTAGAAGTCCTACGCTTATAGTTGTAGATAACCTAATGGATATTGCAATGGATGGACACGAAGAATTCCAGGGTATGCGTGCAGCAATGAAGGAGTTGAAGTATCTCGCAAGAGATACCAATTCTGCCGTGCTTGTTCTGCACCATACCAAGGAAGGCTTTGATGGCTATCCCTGCCAACCCCGTTCAGCAATACAAGGGTTAGTCAATCAGATACCAGCAATGGTTCTTACTATCGGTCAGATGAAACAAGGTGATGATACCTATCTCTGTGTAGCCCCAGTCAAAAACAGATACGGGCGAGCAGACCAGACAGGTAACAACTATGTCAGCCTAGCCTTCAACCCTGACAGTATGTATCTAGAAGATGTTCAAATCAAATACTCACAGGAGACAATGTAATGGAAAGTAAAATATGGGACTGTTCATTCAGTCAAGAAGATATAGAAGTAACAATAGGTAGAGCAGTAACAGAAGGTGAATGGAATATAATAGTTGATGAGTTATATAACAATGATACTCTTTACAATATGCTTCAGGCACAAGTAAGTAAGATTGCATTGGCAGCAATTGAGTAGTGCAGCCAAGCGCAAAGGCAGCGGAGCAGAACGGGATGTAGTTGCTTGGCTTAAAGCCAACGGCTATCTCTATGCAGACCGCAGATTAGCAGGTGCGACCCTTGATAAGGGCGACATCAGTGGCATACCAGGAGTAACAATAGAGATTAAGAACCACGCTAAGTTAGACCTTGCAGGCTGGACAGCAGAGTTAGAAGTAGAGATGAAGAACGATGGAGCGTGGACAGGAACCGTGCTTCACAAACGGAAAGGAAAAGGAGACGTAGGTGAGTGGTATGCAACTATGCCAGCAAAGGTATGGCTCGCTCTCTTAAAACAAGCAGATGGAAAAACATAGTATTGCTGCATACCTAGAGTATGTAGGCGCCGCCGTGCCATCAGGCGGGCACGGCTGGCGCAAGATAAAGTGCCCATTCCACACAGATAAACACGCATCTGCTGGAGTTAACTTTGATGAAGGTAGATTCAAATGCCACGGATGCGGTGTCGGTGGAGATGTTTACGATTTAATTATGCACAAAGAAGGAGGTAACTATCGTGAGGCTGTCAAATTCGCAGAGGCAATTTCTCCTACAGGCAGCGACAGAATACGCCAAACATATAAACCAAGCAGCAGACTATCTAGCAACACGGGGTCTATCGGTAGAAGAAGCAAAGATGTTTCATCTAGGAGTGGTGGACAATCCATCTCCAGGACACGAAGGCTACAAGGGTAAACTAGTAATTCCATACATCACCCCATCAGGGGTGGTTGACCTACGCTTCCGCAGTATCAGAGGCGAAGACCCTAAGTACATAGGACTGCCAGGAGCAAAGACAACTATGTTCAATGCTCAAACAGTTCTAACAGCCAACGGATATATCTGTGTCACCGAAGGTGAGATAGACTGCATAACATTAGTGACTAAGACAGGACACCCAACAGTAGGTATTCCAGGTGCTAATAATTGGAAGCCCTATTACACAAAAATACTTGACGACTTTGATACAGTTATCGTACTAGCAGATGGTGACAGTCCAGGGTTAGAGTTCGGCAAAAAGATTAGCCGAGAGTTGGGCAATGTAAACATCGTTCAGATGCCCGAAGGGCACGATGTAAACAGTATTGTTTTACAGGAAGGAACGGAGTGGATAGATGAAAGAATCAGAAAATGCTTCATACGATAACCAACCAGAAGTATGGGATTACATCAGAGAAAACCCTAGAATTATGGGGCTACCATTATCAGATAGCAAAGCAATAGATATCTGCACAGCACTACTAGACGTTTACGAGACGCTGGTCAAAGACCCAGAAGCAGCCAAGACTTTACTCAGTCTACTAGCCACAGTTCTGGTAGGTTCAGCAGAAGGACAGGGCAAGGAAGTAATAGAAGAAGTAATGGTCATAGAAGCAATGCAGGATTTAGACCACAGGCTGAAAGGAATATTAGATGAAGGACACTGAACATCTAGAAGAAATCCTAAGTCAACTAAGAATCATAATGATTAGGAAGCATCAGGACTACGGCCCATACAACATAGCCAATGCTCCAGGCGGGGCAATGAATGGGTTGATAGTCAGGATGCACGACAAAATGACACGGCTAGAGAACCTGCACTACAACCACAAAGGCAACACGCCGAACTATGAACCTATCGAAGATACCCTGCTTGACCTAGCAAACTATGCAATAATAGGACTAATGGTACAAAGAGGTTTTTGGGAAGGCTTGAATGGCACAGGAGTACATAACTGAGTATGACGCTTTAGTAGCGTCATTAGCAGTAGAGTATCACCGCAGGTATCCAATGCTTGAGGTGTTGGATATACAACAGGTGTTATGGCTTTGGTTCCTGACCCATACCAGAAAGTATGCTGAGTGGTCTAAGT